GAGTTCCCCGTTGAAGTTTTTATCGTGGCAGCCGTTGCGATAAGATTTCCGTCCATGTCAACACTGAACGGAGCAGAGGCAAAAGTAGCATTACCGAGAGCAATACCACTGGCATTGGCCTTGAAAATAGCGTTCCCTGACCCAATCGTTAAAGTACCACCGGCAATAGTTGGTGACTCGATTGTCGTTGCTGTTATTTTAGTTGAAGTGATATACGACGGATTTGTAATTGCGGAATCGGTCGGTTGTCCGGAGATATTCGAATTCCAAGTGGCACCAACGGTAGCATTGTTTGCCGGGGCGTTTGTTGTCCCCGCAACCGTGCTCCACTGAATGCTTCCACCTGTAATTGTTATATCGCTCGCAGTGACCGCACCGGCCATTGATACCCTAAATGGAGCAGAAGCAAAGACGGCATTGCCCAAATAGATGCCATTAGAGTCAGCTTTGAATACATTGTCACCAGTTCCAATTGTTATTGTACCGCCAGTAATCGTCGGGGTTGTAATGGAAACACTCGCCACAATGTACTGAGCAGTGACGTTCAAAGCATTTACGAATCCGGTCGTAACCACGTCCCCAATAATCGTTGTCACTCCGCCGGCGTCCTGAGCAGTTCCCAGCCCTACGTTTGTCCCGACAATTAACTGACCGGTTACTATCTTCGAAGCGTTGATTGAGTTGGCAAGGATATTATCGCCCGTAATCTGGGTTGCTTCGTTCAAATTAAAAGTAGCGAGAGTGCCGACCACCACGGAGTTTTCAGCAACTGCGACTAAAACCTTGCCTACGCCAACGGCATTGGCAGGAGTGGTTGTAGTTTGGTAAACGGTCTCAGAAGCAAGAATATCGAAATAAATGTATGTTTTCGCCGCCATGTTGCCAGTATTGCCGGCAGAAATGGCGTAGGAAGTGCCATCTGCGGACTTGAATGTCCCAGCACCCCAGGCGACTGTATCTATATCGGAAGAAGAAAATGCACAAGTTTGGCCCCAACCCCAATTCGAAATATCCAGGACCGTCACGGGATATGTCCCCGGCTCGAGCTGGGCACCGTTTATTAGAACATTTCCGGTATTGATGTCCTGAGCGGCTCCGCCCGAAGCCAGTGCCGCAAAAATAGCGGGAGTAACATTGCCGGAATTATAAACAGAGTCTTTCGTTTCAAGACTTTGTTGGCTTTGTCGGTATAGCCATCTATCCAAATATAATTCCGAAAGTTTCATATTAGTTTTCTTCGAATCCCTTTACCTGAATCGAAAGTAATTCAGTGCCGTGATACATAATTGGTGTCCCTTTTGAATTACCGCTCAATCTCAGTCTGATATTATTGAAGTCGTCCGTTGAAGCGTTGGGGAACAATTCGGAATATTTATTCTTTACAGTGTCAATATCATTCCATTTGTTTTCCGGAGTTTTTTCAGTTTGATATTGCAATTTCATTCCGGCACCATTTTCCGTCATGACCATAATGCCACTGATGTTGTTTGCCTGAGAATACATCTCAGTAAATGAACGCCAGCGGTCGATTATCTCGTAGTAAATATCGTTGCCGAAATCAGTTGTTCCTGAATCCAATTTTCCTACGAGGCCAGTGCTTGTTCCGGCAATCTGCTCAATTGTTGTGCCGTCGTCATAGCGAATCAAAGCAGTAATATTCGTCCCGGAAAAATCATAAACAGTCCATATCTGGGTTGAAATTGAGTATCTGAGTTGGCAGTTGGCATAGGTGACACCATCAACTGTGAGCGAACCAACGGACCATTTGATAGCATCATAGCCGTCATAAACACCGATAATATTCTCGTAAGCGGAACGAGGTATCGCCTTCACGAAATCGACAATGCGGCGAGATATTTCAGTCGGCTGCGAGTCGTAATTGAATTTATAAAATCCTGAAGAATGATGGAAGTATAAACCATCTTTGCCTTGGACAATCGATTCTTGAGAAAAGGTTCCGACATTGTATGCCGGATAAGCATCAACATTGTCAGGATTGTAAACACGATAAATATGATTTTGTTTGAAAACCAAAAGGGCTTTAGGAACACGGAATAGTCCGGTTATTGATTCACCGTCTTGCGGCGAGAATGTTGAAATGAAGTTTGTAGTAAGAGTGAAAGTAAGCGGCGACACGTAAGTAGAACCATCAAGTGAGACCACTTGGTCAGTGTAATATAAAATATCCTTCGCCGCATTAGCTATCCAGACACGAGCATCATAGCCCGCTTGAATGAAATCGCCCTTTGGGAGCGTGGCCGGGACATCGGTTGTGCCGAAAGCCCCTCCGTCAGAAGTTTTTGGGTCATCACCCGAGCTGCCATTGACCATCCAAACCCTATTCAAGAATTGAGAAAATCTGGCTTTGTACGCACCAGTGGAAAGAGTTCTCACTGAAGCCCAAGCACCAGTGCTTGAATTCCTTGCCCGAATGTCAGTTCCTACTTGAGCAAAAAGATATTTCGTGGCACTAGCCTGAGAATTCAATGCTCCAAAAGCAGAAATGCTACCCGCTAAAGTGGTGGCATAAGTCGCTATTCCGTTTCTCGTTACAATAGAGCCAACCCTATCAAAGTTCATGTTGATAGCCAATTGGACTGAGTTCTCGGGAGTGACCGTATCATTCAATTGAGCGGACCGAATAACGCCCTCGGTTGGGTATGGAATTTTTATGTTTTTTAAGGTTGGCATAGTATTTATTATTAGTGTTCCTATTCCCCCTCACCAGCCATAATGATGAGGGGAGTAGAAAAGCTAAGGTCTCAAAACCAAAACATTTAATACTGTGTCGCTTGACGGGTCATTGCTGAACGTCACGTCGACTGAAGCGATATTGGCAGCTACCGACAAAATGGAGACATTGTTTCCACCATTGTTTACCAATGTAGTGAAAACAGTATCAGTAGCAAGAACATTAGCGAAGGCACCAGCAGAAAAGTTCTCGGTTGCACCTCCGCCGCCGGTAGTAACAATTGCATTAACAATCGTTGTGATTCCAGTGGGGCCGGTGTAGCCAGTATATCCGGTTGGACCAGTGACTGAGGAGTCAGCACCAGAAGGTCCAGTGTAGCCGGTAGGTCCGGTGTAGCCGGTTGGACCAGTGACAGCTGAGTCAGCACCGGATGGACCAGTGTAGCCAGTTGGACCAGTATAGCCAGTTGGACCAGTATAGCCAGTTGCACCAGTAGCAGAAGATGCACCATCGGGGCCGGTATAGCCAGTTGGGCCAGTGACACTTGAATCAGCACCAGAAGGACCGGTATAGCCTGTAGGGCCAGTATAACCTGTCGGGCCGGTATAGCCTGTTGGGCCAGTGGCACCAGCGGCACCTGTACCGATAGCTGTCCACGCAGCGACGGCAACGGTTCCAGTTTGCTGATAAACAGCGGTACCATTAAGGTCTTGTAAAAGACATTCCAGAGCGAAAAGGTTAGCGTACGCCGCCCCTGCCGGTGGAGTGCCAATCACTGTACCGAAAGTAATGAGCGGCACGGAGCCGTTGCTTTTCGGTTGCTCCATCTGTTGAATATCAACAGTGGAGATAAGTGGATTTGAATAAGCCATAGTTTTAATTTACTTTGAATTAACTTTTATACTTTCTAAATGGTCTAATAATATCTTCATCAGACCATCCTTTATCTCTTCTTTGAACTAAAGCAGCTCTTTTTACCCCGAGTTCCTTAGCCCATTGAGTCAATGTTTTACCTCTTATTTTCTTGACATTACTAGTATTGTTCATGTTTTCTAGCCTAGTAACCCAGTGACAATTTTTTTTACTATAACCCTTATTGTTATCAATACGGTCAAGCTCAGTGTCATTGTCATTAAGCTCTCGGTGTGATAAATACGAACTCCACATATCAAGAAAGAAAAAGTCAAAAACCATCCACTTCTCACACACAGAAACACCTTTAGAAAAATAAGATTTATCGTTTCTTTTTGTTGTTTTATGCGTGCATCTTCTCTTCATCTCACTCCAAACTTTATAAAAATTTCTTTCCACTTTGTTAGGATTACGAGATGATTTGAATTTAGGATGTACTATTGACATAATCTTCAAGAAGTTATAATACAAGTGTCCTGCCCTGTGTATAAGTTGTTGAAAAGTGCTAGGACCAATTCCTCGAACTTCTTCAAATCCGGGTCATTGCTTGCCAGCAAAATATCTTTTCGATACTTAATCGCATAGCGTAGATACCACTTGTAAATCTCTCTGTAGTGCTCGGGTAGCTCCTGAGAGAGGTCTGAAACAACGTCCATTTTCTTGTAGTAATCGATGTAGAGATTATTACCCTGCATCGAATCTGGAATGATTCTGTCGAACACCAATTTATCAGAATAGACCGTGTAATAGATAGGCTGTGAAATTGTGGGTCTCGACCAGACCCGTGTTCCGACTGGTATATCTCTAGTGATTCCAGTTACTCCAAGCAACTGGTTCGTTGTTTTATCAACTGACGTGTAAGCGATTTGCATGATTGTCTGAGTAAGACCAGTTGTCGCCACATAGGCAACGCCGGAAGCGGTATCTGGGAAATCTCCTACACTATCGAGTGTTATTGAAACGGCACCGGTAAGAGCAATCGCTTCGGTAGTCCCACCCATAACCGAGAATGCAATCTGGTTCCAACTTCTTTTATCAATGTATTTCAAATTAAATGGAGTCAATACATTTCCAATCATGAATCTAGCTGCAAGGACCGACCTATCGGTTTCGTTGTAATCAATATCATCTGGAAGCGGGACCGAATTATTACCGGCATAAATCTTGATTGGCCACTCGAATACCTGTTGCCAAGCGTGACGAATACCATAGAGCTTGGCTTCGGTGTATTTCCGAGCATCGTCGATTGCTGAAAGACAGAACTCGACTGTTATTTTAGGGTCATTTTCGGAAACGCCCATGGCTTTCAAGACCGGGAAAATAACATTTGCAACTGAATTCGCAGGGTATGAAGTCACGGAAATCGGGTCGGAAGCATCAGAAAGTAACCCTGTAAGCGAATTCTTCCACTGAATCTTGTAATAATCAGTGGTTAATCCAGTCGTGTCGTAGATAATCGTGTTCTGCTGAGTCGCAAACATCGTCTGAGTGGCTAGTGTAGCATATACACCATCAATTGTTGCTGATTTCGAAATAACAATCTGGTCGTACTTGATTTCTTGAACCGCATCGCCACGATTATGAGCCATCAAAGTCGCTAAAGTGACAAAAGACGGGGTGGTATGCGACGCAGAAGTGACTATCTCAGCATTTTCGGAGCCGAGAGATGATAAGAAAAGTAATATTTGCCCGGCCGTAAATTCGGTAGAATTGTCTACAGGTACAGCCAAAACACCGGCGGCAATGTTACTACTCAGATAGGTAGTAGCCTTGACATCCAGCTGATTTGGAATATCAATTGTATTTCCTATGTTATGTTTTATTGAGATTTGCGGATACATATTGATTATTAAATTATTAGCTATACTTTAATTCTATACCATTGCGGCCCAAAAGCCAACTGCACTTACTCTACTTGAGATTGGCTCGTTACATTGTAGGTTTTTCTGTCGGACCACTCTGCTTTTTTACCATCATTCCACCTATGGACAGGGCTCAAATATCCGACCACACGAGAATATACCTCACATTTTACCCGCTGCTTCGTTGGTTCTTGGTTTAA